CCAAGGTGACCAGCTATGTGCGCGTGGTGGAGCTTCCCGCGTGTGCCCGCTGCATCATCCTGGCTGGCCGCGAGTACAGCGTCTCAACGGGCTTCCAGCGCCATCCCAACTGCGACTGCACCATGGAACCGGTGACGCACGGGAAGGCCGCTTTCACCCTGGACGCCAAGGACATGTTCGACCGCATGTCTGCCGACCAGCGCCGCAAGGTGTTTGGCGAGGCTGGCACTAAGGCCATTGATGATGGCGCCAACATCTACAGCATCGTGAACGCGCGCAAGGCGATGGACACAGTAGAGATGTTCGGTCGAAAGGTCCAAGTAACCCACGTTGGAACGGGCAGCAAGCGTAAGCCTAAGCGCCCGCCCCGGCTAATGCCGGAAGAGATCTACCGACTAGCCGACGGTGACCGAGCACAGGCAATCCGCCTGCTCTACAAAAACGGCTATCTCCGCTGAGGCAGCGCGCACGGCGCACCCGGCACCTACCAATTTTGGTACCTGATACGCGCGCAATGCGCATGGAGGTTCAAGCATGCCCGAAAACCCTAACCCCAATGGTCCGGCTGACGAGTCGACCGATCCGGGCGCGCCTGACGAGAACCAGACCCCGCCCGGCAACGGCCCTGCGGACGGGATTGACTCGACGGACGGAGCCGACCCCGCTGGCAGTGAGGCCCTGGGGGATGCCGGTAAGAAGGCCCTTGACTCCATGAAGAGCAAGTGGCGTGAGGAGAGGGACAAGCGGCGAGACCTAGAGTCCCGTATCGCTTCGCTGGAGGCCCCAAAGCCGTCCGGCGACACAGACACCCCTGACCCGGATTCTATCCGGCGAGAGGCGGCGCGAGAGGCCACCCTGAAGGCCAACGCGCGAATCCTCAGGTCTGAGATCAAGGCTGCTGCCGCTGGCAAGTTCGCCGACCCCGCTGATGCTCTCGCGTTCATCGACGCTGCCCAGTTCGAGGTAGACGAGAACGGCGATGTAGACGCAGGTGAGATCTCCGACGCGATCGAGGAACTACTAACCCGGAAGCCACACCTAGCCGCAACGGCCCGGCCACGGTTTCAGGGAACTGGCGATGGCGGAGCAGCGCGCAAGGCAGCTATTCCTCAGCTCACCCGCGACCAGCTAAAGGGCATGAGTCCTGAGGCCATTCGCAAGGCCAAGACTGAGGGCCGCCTGAACAACCTGCTCGGCATCAAGTAACTATCCCTAACCCAGAGAGGTTCGGCAAATGGCCGTTGACACTTTCATTCCTGAAGTCTGGTCGGCAGACCTGCTAGTTGCGCTACGGGAGAACCTGGTCTTTGGCCAGCCCGGCATCATCAACCGCGACTATGAGGGCGATATCGCGCAGTACGGTGACACTGTGCACATCGGGCACCTAGTGCGCCCGACTATCGGCACGTACACCAAGAACAGCACCACGATCGCGCCCCAGACTCTTGTCACCACGGACGACACCCTGGTGATCGACCAGAGCAAGTACTTCGCGTTTGAGGTCGATGACGTCGACGCGCGTCAGGTCCGCGATGGTGGCCAGCTACTCAACCGCGCTGCGGAGGATTCGGCCTTTGGCCTGGCCGAGGTTGTTGACACCTTCCTGGCGTCCGCGATGACCACGGCTGCGGGCAACGTCCTGACCCCGGGTGCGGCTGCGACTTCCGATGCGGCGTACAAGATCGTCCTGGCCCTGAAGCTGAAGCTAGACAAGGCCAAGGTGCCGACCGCTGGCCGGTATGTCATCGTGTCGCCCGAGTTCTACTCGCTGATCCTTCAGGACACGCGCTTCATCTACGCGAACCAGTACGGTTCCACTGACCCCATCCGCAATGGTGAGGTCGGCGCAATCCTCGGTTTCAGCGTGATGGTGTCGCTTAACCTCCCGCAGGGCACCGCTGGCACCCTTCCGGCCGTGTCCAACTTCGTGGTTGCCGGTCACTCGATCGCAACGACCTACGCGGAGCAGATTAACAAGGTCGAGGCGTACCGCCCGCAGAACAGCTTCGCCGACGCGATCAAGGGCCTTCACCTTTACGGTGCCAAGGTCGCGCGTCCTGAGGCCCTGGCCGTGATGGACGTTGACGTCACCACGGGTCTGCCCAGCTAATCCGGCTGAGTGAGTGGGGGTCACCTACCAATCTTGGTACGTGGCCCCCGCCCCGCCCTATCTTCCCCAACCCTTTGGAGTTCCCATGGCTGACCTGGTTGATGTGATCGTCACGAACAAGACGGGTGCCCGCGTGGGCCTGCGCCTAGATCCGGATGGCGAGCAGCTTGCCTACCTCCGTCTGCTGCTGAAGCGCGATGATCTGGACGCCGTAGACGTGGCCAAGCCTGCCGCGCGTAAGCCTGTCGCAGCCAAGTAAGCGAGGGTGACCCATGGCGCTTGACCCTCTGGCGACTATCGCCGACCTGACTGCGCGTGGCGTCACTGTCGAGTCTGCTGAGACTGTCGCTGTAACCACCTACTTTGACGTGGCTTCCGCCCTGGTGCGCGAGGCTGCGGGGTCTACCATCACCCAGGCCACCAGTACCATCACGCTAGAGGGTGACCATGACACGCGGCTCAGGCTGCCTGGGCAGCTCGTCCAGTCCGTGTCTGACGTCACCATCGACGGCAACCCTGTGACTGACTGGAAGCTGGCTAGCGGCGCGCTGTGGCGTGAGCTGGGCTGGCGCGCGATGAACTGGACGTCGTACGGCTGGCGGTCGACTGACCAGCCTTCGGAGGTCAGCGTCACCTATACGCATGGCCTACCCGCCGTGCCCGCTGACATTGTTGACCTGGTCTGCCGTCTGGTCGGCCAGGCCCTAGTAGCACTACGTGGTGGCGACCCGTTCGCGCGGGTGGTCGACCTGGAACGCATCGGGGACTACCAGGCCAAGTACGGCAACCTTGAAACCGGCATGCTCGCCCTGTCCGACTTCCAGCGCAATCGGCTGGCTGCCCGCTTTGGTGCTGGCCCGTCCACGGTGGTGAAGTCGCGGTGAGTCGGCTAGCGCATCTGCTGAATACCAGCGCTGAGGTCTACCGCGAGGAACGCTCGCCAGATGGCATGGGTGGCTACGTAACGGCCTGGCAGCCTGCCGGTGTGGTCCGGGCCCGATTCAGCCAGCCGAGCGTCACAGAGCAGGTTCTAGCGGGTCAGGCTGGCGACAGCCGGACGCATCTGGTTTACCTCTTGCCGACCGCTGGCGTCCGTCGAGGTGACCAGCTACGGCTAGGCACTGACGTCTACCTGGTCCTGAAGACTCTTCAGCCCAGCGTGCCAGGGACCTACCTCCGCGCTGACTGTCTGTTCCGCGAGCCTGGTAACTGATGGCCGAGACTCTGCGCGGACTGCGCACGGCCCTGGCCCGTATCAGGCTGCTTCCCCGGCGGATAGACGAACTGCGCGTCGTTGCGCTGAATCAGTGGGCAGAGGACTTGGCCAAGACTGCCAAGGAACTGGCCCCAGTCCGTACCGGCGCGCTGCGGGAGAGCATTGAGACCAACGTGAACGAGCGGTCCGGGAAAGCCTGGGTGCAGATCAAGCCAGGCAAGACACGTGACTACGCGTACTACGTCGAGAAAGGAACGAGCAAGATGGAAGATCAGCCGTTCCTAGGTCCGGCCACCCAGATTCACGCACGTACCGGCGAGCGAGAGCTTCAGCGCAACGCCCGCCGCTTCCTGGATAGGTGGTGACGTGGCTACTTCTATGCGGCCGCTTCAGACGGCCATCTACGGCAAGCTGACCGCCGCCCTTCCTGGCCAGGTCTATGACCAGATACCGGAGCCTGCGCCGTTCCCGTACGTGCAGATAGGCAGCATCACGGAATTTCCGGATGACACCCATGACGCGCAGGGGCTCAGCGCCACGGTGGTGGTTCACGTTTGGTCGATGGCCCCGGGGCCCAGTGAGCTATTCGACTTGTTCGCTGCGGTAGACGCTGCCCTTGATCGCGCGCCGCTGAGTGTCGCTGGGTTCGATCAGGTGTACATCAAGCACACCCAGCACCAGACCGTTC